AGAACCGCCTGGACATGCAATCTTTCATCTACATGAGCAACATGGCGAAGGCTATGAAGCGCTCTGGCGAAATATGGCTGTCCATGATGAAAGACATTGCGGTTGAGGATGGCCGCAAGATGAAGACTGTGGGCGTGTCTGGTGAGGTTGGAAGTGTTGAGTTAATGCGCCCGATGATCGACGGCAAGACCGGCGAGACGATCAAGCAATACGACTTTGCCAATGCGCGTTTCGATGTGGCTGTTGAGGTTGGGCCGTCATCGTCAAGCAAGCGTGCCGCTACCGTTCGCGCATTGACCGGCATGATGACCATCACGCAAGACCCGGAGACGGCCAAGGTTCTTGGGGCGATGGCCATGATGAACATGGAAGGCGAGGGCATTGGCGACGCTCGGGCATACTTCCGCGACCAGTTGGTGAAGATGGGAGTAATGAAGCCGACCGAGGAAGAACGCGCAGCAATGGAAAAGGCCACAGCCAATCAGCCACCAGACCCTAACCTGCAACTGGCCGAGGCGATGTCCAACGAGGCGAACGCCAAGGCGCAGAAAGCGCAGGCAGAAACCGGGCTGACGCTGGCCAAGATTGAGCAGGCCCGCGCCGATACAGCAAAGGTCATGGCAGACATGGACATTGATAAGCAGAAGCAGATTCTGGCAATCATTGACCAACTGGCCAAAGTACAGCAGTAAGGCGAACCGCCCGGCCTTCCGACAGGGCGAGATTGAGGGTTACAACGTGGGAATCGACGCTGACGATCAGCAGGTAGAGCAACAGGTAGACGAGCAGCAGGAACAGGAACAGTCAGATCAGCAGCCAGAACAACAGGCGGAACAAGAACATCCAGCAGGCGTAAAAGTCACGTTTGGAGACACGGAACCGGAAGAGGATGCTGACGCAAAGGCAACCGGATGGGTAAAGGAAGTACGGCAGCGCAATCGGCAGTTGAACAAGGAATTGCGCGAAGCCCGCGACCAGATTGCCCGCCTGCAACCGCAGCAGCAGGACGAGGTTGGCAAAGAGCCTGAACTGGAAGACTTCGACTACGATCCGGCCAAGTTCAAGCAGGCAACCCGAGAATGGCTGGAAAAGAAGGCCAAAGTAGACGCCAAAAAGGCAGACCATAAGCGGGCCGAGCAGGCTGCGCAGGATGCTTGGAATGCCAAGGTTGAGGCATACAACGCAGCCAAGGCGTCGCTTGGCGCCGATGATTTCGACGAGGCGGAAGAGGCTGTTCAGTCTGTGCTTAACCCGACGCAGATAGGGATCATCCTGTCTGGCGCTGATGCCCCGGCTGAATTGATCCTTGGCCTAGGCACGAACCATACGAAACTGAAAGAACTGGCCAGCATCGCAGACCCTGTGAAGTTCGCCTTCGCTGTGGCTGCACTACAAACCAAGGTGACCAAAGTGGCAACGACGAAGAAACCGCCAGCACCGGAAAAGCGGGTATCAGGAAATGCCGGCGTGTCTGGCACGGTTGATTCCAACCTAGACCGCCTGCGTGCCGATGCCGAAAAGACCGGCGACTACTCCAAGGTTGCCGCATACAATCGGCAGTTGAGGGCGAAAGGACGATAGTTGCAACCTATCGCCATACGCCGTACTATTGACGCAACCGGCAGTCCTTTGGGCTGCCAACGGCCCCGCCTCCGTGATGGTGAGTTATACCGGCCCCGCCTCCGACATGGTGAGACAACGCAAGCAATTGCCTTTTCTCATCAATTTGTAGGAGAGCCATCATGGCCAACGCATTCAGCAAAGAAGAGCGCGTAGCGTTCGAGAACGTTCTGGAAGGCTTCAATGACCTTGAGGTCATGGCCCGCAACGTCAAGAAATACAACACCGATTCGACCACGATGGCGCGCACGAACGACACTATCTGGCGTCCGATGCCATACATCGCGCAGTCGTTCAGCGGAAGCGATGCAACTGGAAAATTCAAGCCGTCAACGCAATTGTCTGTTCCTTCGCGTTTGGGCTATGAGAAGTTTTCATCTTGGTCGATGAACTCGCAGGAACTCCGCGACGCGCTGCAAGAAGGCCGTCTTGGTGAGGCCGGCAAGCAGAAACTGGCAAGCGACATCAACGTTGCCTGTATGAACGTTGCTTCCAATCAGGGCACACTGTTCATCAAGCGTTCCGCTGCTGCCACTGGCTTTGATGATGTCGCTCAGTGCGACACCATTATGAACCGCACTGGCGTCCCTGCGTGGGATCGTTATATCGCTCTGTCGAGTGGTGACTACAACGGTATGGCGAACAACCTCGCCACCCGTGGCACCATGCAGGGAAAGCCGACCACTGCCTATGAGCGTGCGCTGATTGGCGAGAACATCGCCGGCTTCCGTGCGTACAAATTGGACTACGCCAACCGCCTGACCGCCAAAGCCCATACTGGCCTGACGATCAGCACCTTGGTCGGCGCTGGCAACTACTACGTGCCGGTTGCTACCAGCACGGCGGCTAGTGGTGAGTCTGGAAACGTTGACAACCGCTATCAGACGGTAACCCCGTCCGCAACGACCAACGTAGCAGTTGGCGATGCCATCACCATTGACGGCGTGTACGAGGTTCATCACATCACCAAGGAATCGACTGGCGAACTCAAGACGTTCCGCGTGATGTCGGTAGGCGCGTCTACGATGGTCATCAGCCCGCCGATTATCTCGGCACAGGGCGGTTCCGACGCAGAACTGCAATACCAGAACTGCGCAGTAACCCCGTCCGCTTCCGCCGGTATCACAGGCCTGAACACGGTGACCAAAGCGGTCAACCCGTTCTGGCAGTACGACGCCATCGAACTGATGCCGGGGCGCTTGGCAATCCCGTCTGATGCTGGCGCTGCCGTCATGCGCGGCACGACTGACTCGGGCATTGAGTTGGTCATGCAGAAGCAGTACGACATCCTGACACGCACGACATTCTTCCGCCTCGATACTCTGTTTGGCGTCGTCATGACCCAGCCAGAGCATTGCGGTGTGATGATGTTCTCGCAGACCTGATAGACATCGGGCCGGGTAACTCCGGCCCTTTTCTCACGCATTGAGGATTCCGCCATGAGCAATATCGTTTATCAGTTCGGCACGCAAGACATCACGGTTGCCGCGTCTGACAAGATTTCAGCAACTTCCCAAGGCCCGTTCAAGGTTTACCAGCGCGTCGGCTATCCGAACCAGCCTGATTCTTGGCTGTTGCTGGATTCCGTTGACTCAGCCCCGTACACGTACACGTCCGGCGCGTTCAGTGCTGCCGGCGTTGTTCGTATCGAGGCTGGCGCAAACGATGTGTCGTATGACATGGGCACGGCGGCTCTGGCCTCCGCGCTTGTTTTCGAGTGCGGCGCCCCGGTTGCCATGACTACCGCTGCCACGATCACGTCCGCTGCGCTTATCGGCGGCCTGATTACTGGCACGCAGTCTTCTGGCGCCACCGTGGCCTACACCCTACCAACTGGCGCGGTGCTGGATGCTGCTATCGACATCGCAATCGGTCAGGCGTTCGAGTTTTCGATCCTGAACCTGTCCGCTGCGGCTGCCGATACGCTGACGCTGACGGCCCCTGCTTCCGGCATTACCATTGTTGGTGAGCCTGTGATTCAGGCCAGCCATTCCAGCACTGGTGAGGTCATGGGCGCAGCGGGCCTGTTCCGTATGCGCAAGACCGCTGCTGAAACGTTCATCTGCTACCGCATTGCCTGATATGCCGGACGGGCCGGTTCGCCGGCCCTGTTCGTTTGGAGGATGAATGCTGCAATTTCCCAGATTTGTGTACTGCAAGCCATGCGCTGATTCTGTTTCTCGCGGCCTGACGTATGACTACGTTCAGGTGACGAGCCAAGACGAGTACGATGCGTGGATTGCGAAAGGTTATGTCGGCACGCGCGAAGAAGTACATGCCAAGCCGGCTGACATTGTAGAAGTTCCGCCAGACGATGCGCCGGTCACCCGCGCTGAGTTGGAGCAAAAGGCCCGCGAATTGGGCTTGAGGTTCGACGGTCGCACGACAGACCGCAAACTGTCGGCCATGATTGCTGACAAGTTGGTGGTGACCAATGTCGTGGACGAAGCGGCAGATCATCAATCAGGCGTTTGAGGATGCCGGCCTAGCGGCATTCGTTTTCGACCTGACAGCAGATCAGATTCAGTCAGCACTGCGCCGGCTGGATTCGATCATGGCCACATGGAACGCCAAGGGAATTTCATTCCCTTATCCGATTGCGTCATCTGGTTCCGGTTCTGACCCTGACCAAGACTCCGGACTTCCTGACTATGCCGTTCCTGCCGCTTACATGGCGCTTGCCGTGCAGTTGTGCCCATCGTTCGGAAAGGTTCCGGCTGTAGAGTTGAAGGTGGCAGCAAAGCAGGCATATGACGCACTACTGTCAATCGCCTGTATGCCACGTGAGATGCAGTTGGGCGCCATCCCTGCCGGGTTCGGCAACAAGTCGCCAGAAATCCCGTTCCTTAATCCTGCCGATACCAGCCCGGTGCAAATCGGCGGTAATGGCAACCTTGTTTTTGGAGACTGACCATGTCCGGCGGCATTGCTAACCTACCTTTCAAGGACGTTTTCACTAGCGCCAACACCATCGCAATCAATGTCAGCGGACGTGATTACCAAATCAACGGCGCTGACTTTATGACGTATGTGACCGAGCAGTTGGGCACGCCGGCATTCACTGTGCAGAACTCCGCGCCCGCTGCTACCGGGTTCAGCATTCAGGTGCGCGATTCAAGCGTGAACACTTGGCTGACCATCACCCCGCTCGGTTCTTATGCAGCCGGTACGGTTGTTCTTCCTGATCCGGACAACGCCATTGACGGGCAGGAAATCCTTGTGACCTGTTCGCTTGCTGTCACGACCTTGACGGTTGACGGCAATGGCGCTGTTGATGTGATTGGCGAGCCAACAACGCTGGCCGCTGGCGGTTTCTTCCGTCTGCGCTATCAGGCGACCCCGAGCATTTGGTATCGGGTAGGCTGACATGCAGATTCCGGTATTGTCCGGCATCTATACCGATTCCGATTCGCGCTTTCGGACGGCATACCCGCGCAATCTTGTTCCAGTTCCCAAGGCGACGGGTATTTCATCCGGATACCTTGCGCCGGCTGACGGTATCGTCACGCTTGCGACGGCGCCGGGGATTGACCGAGGCGGCATTAACTGGAACGGGACTTGTTACCGGGTCATGGGATGGACGATTGCGGCAGTTGCAGGCAATGGGTCTATTACCTCGATTGCCACTGTCCCAGGCACTGGCCGCGTCACGATGGATTACTCCTTTGATGACATGGCGATTGCAGCGGACGGCGGCCTGTACATTTTCGACGGAACAACCGTCACGCAGGTAACAGACGCAGACCTTGGCACCGTTCTTGACGTCATATGGGTTGACGGGTACTACATGACCACAGACGGTCAGTATCTCGTCGTGACCGAGTTGGGCGATCCTTTCAGCGTCAACCCGCTCAAGTACGGAAGTTCCGAGGCCGACCCTGATCCGATTGTTGCGCTGCTGAAAATACGCAACGAGCCATACGCGCTGAACCGATACACAATCGAGGTGTTCGATAACGTCGGCGGCGACCTGTTCCCGTTTGCCCGCAATGAGGGCGCACAGATACAGAAGGGATGCGTGGGAACTCATGCGTGCTGCGTGTACATGGACGCCGTGGCGTTCCTTGGTGGCGGTCGGAATGAGACTGTTTCAGTGTATGTCGGCCTGAACGGTAGTGCGTTGAAGATCGCAACCGACGAAATCGACACTGTTCTGTCCGCATATACAGAAGACCAGTTGTCAGGCGTTCTTGTTGAGTCGCGTGTTGATGGGTCGCATGAGTGGCTGTATGTGCATTTGCCTGACAAGACGCTTGCCTATGACGGCGCAGCGTCGAAAGAGTTAGGCGTTCCGGTATGGTTCACCCTGACGTCATCGGTGGTGGGTGATTCGCAGTACCGGGCACAAGGCCACGTGTACTGCTACAACAAGTGGATTGTGGGCGACCCACAGGCTGCAAGGCTTGGCTACCTGTCGCCTGAGTTGTCTAGCCACTACGGCGAGATTAACGGCTGGGAGTTTTCAACCCAGATCGTTTACAACGAGTCACGCGGCGCGGTGTTCCATTCGCTTGAGTTGGTCAGCCTGACGGGGCGTATTGCAGGCGTTGACCCTGTGGTGTGGGCGTCGTATTCGCTTGACGGTATGGAATGGAGCGCGGAGCAATCACGCAAGGCCGGTAAGTACGGCGAGCGCAACAGGCGCATTGCGTGGCTGCAAAACGGGTTCATGCGTGACCGGCGCATTCAGAAGTTCAGGGGCACCAGTGACGCGCACATTGCGATTGCGAGGCTTGAAGCAAATCTGGAGCCGCTGAATGTCTGACCAGCGGCTAAAGCTCCTACGCTCGCAGATTGCCGCGATTGTCGGGAATGACCCGCGCGCGATTCGGGCGTTCGAGGAACTGTTCAATCAGACGGCTGACGTTATCCCGTCGAACGTGCAGGACGTTGAGATTGCGGCAGCCAATGCTGAGGCAATGGCGGCACAGGCGGTTGGCGCCATTGATCGGCTGGCGTCGGCTGTTGAATTACTGGCGCTTGTGCCGGTGCAGACACCAGTTGGGTTGCCTGACTTCCTGACACCTGCGCAGATTCAGCCGTCTGGCGTCTATGTGGTGAGCGTAGCCTCTGCCATGAATATCAGCGCAATGCAGTTTGCTGACGTTGATGCCACGGGAGGCGCGGTTACGATTACGCTGCCGCCATCAAGCGAGAATGTCGGGAAGGTTTGTGGCGTTGCGAAAAATGATGCAAGCGTCAACGCGGTTACGGTAAGCGGAACAATCAACGGCGTCGCGTCGTATCCTTTGCCGGCTCAATACGACTCTAAAATGTTTTTAAGTGTCGGCCCTGAATGGCGCGCATTGTAACTAGGAGTAATCCATGACAGTCACAGTAAAAAACCTTATCCCACGCAAGCAGGCCGAGGCTGCGCAAACCACGCAGTACACGGCCCTGAACTGCAAGACCATCATTGACAAGTTCACCGTGACCAACACGTCGGCGTCGAATGTCACGTTCTCGGTGAACCTTGTGGCGTCTAGCGATACGGCAGGTGCGCAGAACCTGATAATCGACACCCGCACCATCGTGCCCGGCGAAACTTACCTTTGTCCGGAGTTGGTAGGCCAGACGCTTGAGTCCGGCGGGTTCATCAGCACGCTCGCCGGAACCGCCACGTCGCTGACGATTTCGTCAAGCGGGCGGGAAGTGACCTAGCAACACAGCACGATAGTCTGTTACTATCGACCAAAGCCGAGCAATAGGCGCTGCCGGCGGCGCATGTACACCACTGAACACGGTGAAACATGGCCGACTGGCTTGCGCGCAACTTGTCCGAGACGTTCGCACTACCGCAGCCGGCGGTTGACTGGCTGTTGAGCCTGTGGAACATCGTACAGGTGTTCGATGACGTGACGGACGGCGACCCGGTAGACCCGCAGGCATTGCGCCGGGCCATCTACGATTCCCTTGCCGGCTTCTATCAGAACCAATTCTTTGCCTCCCATGCCGGCGCATTGGTGCCGCTGCTCGCTGTCAATGTCTTGAAGTGGCAGGGCGCAAACGACGCAGAGCGCAGTGGCAACGCCGGCCCCGTGTCATTCACTTGGCGTGCCGGGTACTACGACGTCGTGCTGATGGTCGTGAACCTGTGCCACGGACAGCAAGTGGCAGAACAAAACGCACACCTAGTAATGGCTCTCTACGGGGAGTCATACGATGACTATTTGACGGAGTTTCGACATGCCTAATCCGGCAGTTGGCCTGATCGTTGGCGGTTCGTCGCTGGCAGGCGCAGGCATTCAGGCTTACTCAGGCCGCAAGGCTGCAAGCGCGCAGATGTCGGCAGCCAAGCAAGGGCGCGACGAGCAGGCGCGGCAGTTTGACGCATTGCAGGCGCTACTGAAGCCATACGTTGACGCCGGCACCCCGGCATTGCGGGCACAGCAGAACCTTATCGGGCTTGGCGGCGTAGATGCGCAGCAGCAGGCTATTGCTGGTATTGAGCAAAGCCCGATGTTCCAGTCTATTGTGCAACAGGGCGAGCAGGGGATGCTGCAAAACGCATCCGCAACCGGCGGCCTGCGTGGCGGAAACCTTCAGGGTGCGCTGGCGCAGTTCCGTCCGCAACTGCTTAACCAGTTGATCGAGCAGCAATACAGCCGGCTCGGAGGCCTGACGTCGCTTGGCCAGAATGCGGCGGCTGGCGTTGGTAATGCGGGCATGGGATACGCCAGCAACGTCGGCAATCTTCTGGCACAGGGCGGCGCGGCAAAAGCCGGTGCTATTTTGGCTGGCGGGCAAGCCTTCGGCAATGTGATGAATTTGCCGGCGCAGTTCTCAATGCTTGATTACGCGCGCGGTGGATCAGGCAACCCGTTTGGAAGTTGGAATCAGGACGGGACAATAAAAGCAGCGGGGCAAATTTTCTAATGGTCTCCCCTATCGACTATCGCCTCAACGTGCAGTCGCCTTTCGAGGCTGCCGTGCAGGGGTTCCAGTTTGGCCGTGGCATTCAACAGGCGCAGCGTCAAGATGCTGACTATGCGCGCCAGCAATTCGATCTGCTGGATGCAGAGAAAAAGCAGTCTGCGCTGTCGTTCGGCTGGCAGACCTTGGGAGCGCTTGAGTCTGAAAACATTTCACTGGCCAAGCAAATGCTGACCGAGCGCGCTGTGGCCATGCGCAATGCCGGCGACGAGTTGCAGGCAAAGGCCTATGAGGACGCAGCCGCAGCGGCAGAAATGAACCCAAAGTGGGCGAAAACGACCGTCGATTACATGATGCGTTCGCTTGACCCGGAGTATGACGCGCGGATTGCGCGGTTGCGCGGTGGCGCACCGGAAGCACGGTTCGGCACCAGCCGCGACGTGGCAGTGAACCCTGACACCGGCAAGCCGGAATACTTTGTGACCAACGAGGCCGGTGAGAAACGGTGGCTTGGCGTTGGTCCGGTTGACACACCGCAGCGCCCGCGTGCGGCGCGCATGGTTACTGCGGCAGACGGTCAGGTTTATTGGCTGCAAGAGGGCGAGCAACTGCCGGAAGGAGTGCGCCTGCCTGCCAAGCCTGACCAAGGCCCGCAGACCACCGAAGGCGAGCGCAACGCGGCAGGGTTCTTTTATCGCGCCGTAGATGCCGGGAAAGAGATTAACAAACTTGAAGACATGGGTGGCGCACTCCCGACCGAGGCAACGTCCATTGCGGCAATGTTTGGGGATTACCCAGAGCGTTTGTCAATGACGCCGAAACAGCAGGTATACCGCACGCAGGCTATGGGCTGGATTCGTGCCAAGTTGCGTAAGGAATCCGGCGCCACTATTCAGGCTGATGAGGCTGAGGCGGAATACAGGACGTATTTCCCGGTTCCCGGCGACACCCCCGAGCGCATCGCAGCCAAGCGCAGGCTTCGTGAGATTGCCGAGCAGGAACTGAAACTTTCCGCAGGCCGGTCTATCAAGCCGGAAGCCGGTGCCGCCTCTCCTGCCGACGCTCCTGTGCCTGCCACTACTCCGGCATCGCCTTCGAGCCGTGAAAGCCTGCGCGGAAAGTACGGGTTGTCGCCATGACGCAACTTGATGAGATGTACGCAGACCTGCAAGAGGCAGACGCGCTAGGCGACGTTGAACTTGCACAAGTCATTGCGTCAAAGATCAAACAGGTTGAGGCGTCTCAGGCTGCGCCTACGCAGCAGCCAGAGTCGCCGGCAGAAGAACCCGGAATCCTAGCCAAAGCCGCCGACCTTGTGACCGGCAACCTTCGCGCAACAGAGGAAACCGAGGCGTTGCCAGATTGGGGCGGTATGCCGGAAATGAACGAGATCACCAGCAAGGAAGGCTGGAAGACCGCCATTGGCACGCTGATGACAGGGCCGGCTGAAACCGTTCAGGTCATCCGCGCAAACTATCCGGGCGTGCAGGTACGGCAGGATGCGAAAGGCAACTTCATCATGCGGTCGGCAATGGATGGCAGGGAATATGCCATTCGACCCGGCTTTCAGTTGAGTGACATCCCGCGCGTCGGAGCAGCCTTGGCGGCATTCACCCCGGCTGGCCGCGCCACGTCCGTATTAGGCGGCGCTGCCGCCTCGGCTGGCACGCAGGCCGCCATTGAGGCATCGCAGGCTGTCGCTGGCGGCCAGATCAACCCGGAGGACATTGCGTTGTCTGGCGTTGCTGGCGGCGCTGTTCCTGCCGTAATCAAAGGCGTGCAGGCTGGTCGTGCGGCAATGGCACCGGCAACGCAAGCTGCTGCCGGCATGGCGTCGGATGTGGCCGAGGCTGAGGCGCGTGGCATTCCGGTCATGACTTCCGATGTCATGCCGCCGCAGACGTTCATCGGGCAGACCGCGCAGAAACTTGGCGAGCGCATCCCTGTTGCTGGAACTGGCCCGGTTCGCGCATCGCAGAATCAGGCGCGCATTGACGCCATCCGCAGTACGTTCAACGATTTTGGCGCTACTGACTTGGCAGCGGCATCAACTGAGGTCATGGAAGAACTTGCCAAGCATCGGTCAGCAGAGTTGACAAAGTGGGCCGGCGAGAAATCAAAGATTGTGCAGTCTCTCGCCAATGCCGGCGCGGTTCCGGTGCCGAAGGCTATCAAGGCAATTGACGACGAAATTGCGCAACTGTCGAAAAACGCAGACAACCCGGAAATCAAAGGTGTCATCGACGACTTGCAAGCGTTCAAGACGCGACTGCAAGGAAAGGGCATTGACGCAATAGAGGTTGAGCGCAAGACGCTAGGCGACACCTACAAAAAACCGGAACTTGCCGGGCGTCGGTCGTTTATGGAAAAGGCAACCGGCACCATCTACAAGAAACTGCGCGATGACATCTATCAGTTTGTTGAGGACAAGGCCGGCAAGCCCGCGCAGGTTCGGTTTGCTGTTGCAAACAAGCAACTGTCTAACCTAGCGGATGAAGGGAAGTCCGTTGCCTTGCGCAGTCTGTTGAAAAAGGGCACCGACCGCCCAGAAGATATACAGCGACTGCTGTTCAGCATGCGCCCAAGCGACGTGAAGGCAGTCTATCGCGCACTGTCGCCGGAAGGCCGCGCAAAGGCACGGCAGGCAATCATTAGCAAAGTGGCAGAGGATTCTGCGAAAGCCGGCGAAGACATCAGTCCGGAGAAATTCGCAAACTCCGTTGCCAAGTTGAGCCGCAATATCGGCGTGTTCTTCAGCGGCGACGAACTGGCACAGATCAAGGGGCTATCCCGTGCCATTGACCTGACGCGGCGGGCATCGGGTGCGAAGGTGCAGACGAGTACCGGGCAAGAGGCCGTTCCTTACATCGGTGCTATGACGTTTGCGCAGTATTTCGGTGCGCTCCCGGGCGTTGCCGCTGCCGGTGGCGCAGGGCTTGCCGCTCGCGTGTACGAATCGCGGCCTGTTCGTGACCTGCTGATCAAAATAGCCAATGTTCCGCCACGCAGCCCGGAAGCCGCAGCACTGGCAAGCAAACTGCAAACGGTTATCCAGTCACAAGTATCAATGCAGGAATCCAAAGAATGAGCGCCCTAACCGTAACAGCCCCGTTTGCCGTATTTACCGACATCAACGGCGATCCGCTTGACTCTGGGTATATCTACGTCGGGACGGTGAATCTTGACCCTGTTGCCAATCCGGTGACTGTGTATTGGGATTCTGCGCTGACGATACCTGCAACGCAGCCAATCCGTACTATCAACGGATACCCGGCACGCAGCGGGTCTGCGTCAAACATTTACATTGACGGCGACTCATTTTCTATCAAGGTTCTCAACAAGAACAATCAACTGTGCTTTTCTTTGCCAAACGGCGCGCATATGAGCGCGGAGGACGTCTACGTCCAGCCTTTCAGGTTTGGCGTGAAGGGCGACGGCGTGACCGATGATACCGCTGGGCTACAGGCCGCTATTGATTACTGCCTAGAGCACGGTCGCACGCTGTACATCCCTGCCGGGGTGTACATGTACTCACAACTTGAAATCGCCGTTGATGGCTCTGGACGTGGCCCGCTGATCATCATGGGTGACGGTGCGCCTTTCCTACAGTTTGCATCGCGCGGGACTATCTTGCGTCAGATTGACGGAACCACAGGTACAGGCATCACCATTACCGGCGATTGGGCAGCCAGCGACTTTATGCTCGGGCTGCAAATCAAAAGCATGGGCTTCTATTTCTCAAATGCCCTGACAGGCTGGGGAATAGACATGTTCAACGTGGTTGGCTTCCACTCGCTGTTCGAGCAATTGGCTATCTATTCGCCTAGCGCATCGTCAGCAGGCGCATGGCGTCAGCGTTCGTGCTGGTGCATCACAATGAGCAACATCCGAGGGGATGGGCCGTCCTCTGGGTCAACGTCGAAAGGGCTTGTCATTTACGGAGATGCCAGCACTGGCGTAACAAACCAGTACAAGATGGACAACATCAACTTTGTAGGTTTCCCGAAGTGCAACGTCCAGATTGGGAAATGGGACGAGTCCGGCGGCGGTGTCACGCAAAGCATTACATGGGACACCGGACAGTGCGGAACTGCCGATGGGTACGGCGTTGTTCTTGGCCGCGTGTTTGATTACACCATCACCGGGGTTCACTCTGAACTCCACGGGAAGTCTGGCTTTCTTTTCACCGAGTCAGCCAACGGGGCAGACGGCGGCTATGGCAAGTTGATTAACTGCGACTCATACGGGAACGGCATTCTTGGCACAGGGGCGGCTGACGCAGACTCATATGAGATTCAGGTGAAGCGCACAAATATGCTTCACATTGATGGTTTCAGGATGCAGGAGGCGCGGTGCGGTCTTTGGGTTGACGATACGACGCAGGCGACCAACATTGAATGCGACCGCATCAATTTCGGTGGCAAGTCCAGCAATACCGATTCGGAAACGATGATCCACATCGCAAACTCGTCGCCTTCTACAACGAAGCGGATCACGATGGGTATTTACGATTCCGGCTATACGTGGGGCAATAATGGCGCGGCCATCATAGAGAATGGCAACAGCATTAGTTACAGAAAGCAGACCGACTCAAATGGACAGCGCACCGGCACAAGCGGCACGGAGACCATCTACCCTTGGACGGAAGAGGTAAGCATTGCGCCGCCGTCTGTTGGTGTTGCTGGCGCGGCAAACAACGGGGCAGGACTTGTACGCATAACCACGGCGTCAGCGCACGGGCTTTCAACGTCTGACGTTGTGCGGGTGTGGGGTGTTGCTGGAACAATCGAGGCAAACGGCGTTTGGACTGTCACTGTCGTTGATGCTACAAACATTGACCTGCAAGGAAGCACGTACACAAACGCTTACAGCGCAAACTCATTTGACCGGGTTGGAGAAATCCGAGAGATTACTGACTTCGTTGCAGACACCAACTATGCGCTTGCGAATGGTCAGTTGATGACTGCGAACATCGGCGCCGGGAACGTAAAGTTCGTAGACGAAAGCAACGGTGGTAATTTCTACCTGAAAGATGCGCGCGACTACATACCGGACATTCGTGACTGCGTGACATTTGTTCGCAGGGGTACAATCTGGTATGAGGTAAGCCGGTCTGTGTCTCGCAACTATCTGGCCGACAACGGAGGAACAGACGAGACATTCACAGTCCGCGAATATGGAACAGGAACGTCGATTGCTGTTAATAACATGACCAAGAATGTATCGCTTGCACATTCCGGCGCAACTAACCTCAACACACTTTCTGACGTTAGTGGTAGAGAGGCGACGCAGGGTCAGGTTATTGTCATGACGGCATCGAACGGCAATACGACCGTGAAAGATGCAAGCGGCGGCGGGTCTGCGAAGTTCAGGCTGGCCGGTGGCGCTGACGTCACGCTTGGCAATCGAGATACGCTGACCGTGCAAAAGGTCGGCACAGAATGGTACGAAGTCTCACGCAGCAACAATTGATAGGGGAATTACAATGGCTGTTCATCACTACGATGTAACGATTGCAAACAATGGCACGGCTTCTAATGAGGTCGATCTGACTAGATGGCAGCAGGACAGAAAAGGGCTTTCCCTTGTCGGGATTATCACCCCGGCGGCAGTTGATGCCGTGACGCTGTTTCTGTCTGTGTCGCTCAATGGCGGCACTCATAAGCCGATCTACGGAACATCCGGGTCTGCGCGTTCGATCACGCAGGTTGCGGACACGCTGATCAGCACGCTTCCGTCTGAGTTTTGCTCGGTTGCAGGTACGAAGGTTAAACTGAACACCAGTGGCGCGGTTGCCGCTGCTCGCACCTACACGCTTATTTTCAGCGACGTTTGACGGGGTTTCGATGGGCCTTCTGACAGTTCTGGCCGATGACTCTTCTGGCGGCTGGGTTCCACCGCTTCCGATCTATCCCGCCATCTGGTC